GGGCCGTCTGCCAAACTCCCCGGGTCAAAGTAATAGAGTGTCATGCGTTTTTCAATCTCACAAGCGGCCCATCAATGGCGGGCGCCGACGGCCAAATTTTCGCCGGCCAAGAATGAAGCAATCTCTCGCGGCATTCTTCCTTCTCGATCTGCGTTAATCCGCCATCAATGCTATCCAGCAGCTTCTGCTGCCTAGCCAGCATGTCCGCCAGGACAAAATCGCACATTTCAAGCAGCTGCTCGATATCTTCCCCGGACGGAATGCGTCTGAAGCGAACATGGGGCACGCATCGGATGAACTCAGAACTTCCAGTGGAGGGGAAAGAAAACAGCGCCACAAGACGGGCGTCGTCATAGTCGTCACTCACCGAGTGAGCGATGTACTGATGCCGGATTTCCATCCACCACTCATGCAACTCTTTGAACCGCGCCCCCTCACCGTGGAAGAAATCCTTCGCGCTGAAGCTTCGGCGCCCAACGCCGGTGCCCATGAAGAGCTTCCCATATGCAACTGTCGCTGCCGAAAAAAGAGCCTGAACAATCTGGCTATCCTCCTCGGAAGGCGTGATATGCGAATCGCCGCCCTGCTCGACCTGATCGGCTAGAGCCTTCTCCATTACCCCCAGAATTCGATCCAAAAACCCGACGACCAGCTCCAGTTCTTTTATCGCGAACTGATTCTTCTTGGTTTGGTCCGCCTTAACTCCCTGCAATTCCGCATGCAAGACCGGATGATCATCAACAAAGTAGGAGTAATGGAGTACCCCGTCAATTACCGAATCAACTACTTTTGCGTCCAAGATTTTCTCCAGTAGATGCCACCATCGTACTGGGTACGCATCGCCTGGCTGCGACAGACGTCAGGTCAAAGTCGCCGCGCGCCGGCAGTGAAAAACGGTGCGATGTAGGCGTGCCCGAAGTCACTGAGGTGCGTGTCCACGTCCGCCGCATCCGCCGAAGACCAGATCGGCTGCGTTTCAGGTCGTTCGAATGAAGCCCACGACCAATCGGGGAGGTCGAACCGGCCGCCCTTCGGCCGCAGATCTACGTACGCGTCCGCGCCCCATGTGCGCCAACTTGCCGCGGCAATCCGGTTGTACTCGACCATCCAGTCGTTGCGTTGATCGATCGAAATTGCCGAGGCCTCATAGCGCGGGATGAGCCCGCCCAAGACGATGAGCAACTCCGGATGCGCCTCCTTGCGCTCACGGAGATACCTGCGCATGCGCTGGGCCTGCACCGTGGGTCCGTCGATCATTCCGTTCGTGCCGGCGAACGTGAACAACACATTGAACTGCTTGGACGCGTCGAACGCGTTGTCCACGTCGGTCGGGTTGTCGATCATGTCCTGGATGGTCTGGCCGCCGATTGCGACCATCGACAAAGCTCCCGCGCCGAGTTGCGCCTGCACCAACGCAGGGATGCGCGTAGCTGCGCTGGTGCCGTGCGTGCTGGGCAAGCTGTCGCCATCCCAAATGTTCTTGCACAGCGACCAGGTGATGCTGCGCCGCTTGCGGCCCTGCATGAGTGCCTGCACCACAGACATCACGACGCTCCCAGGCTGCGCAGGTTGGTTGCGTTGTTGGCCGAGCTGCCGGTGGCTACGCCGCAGTAGTAGTCCACCTTCGGAATGTTCGCCCAGGTGTGGACGAGTGCGAAGGTGGCTCCGTTGTCGGAGGTGACTTCGATGTACCCGTCCAAGTTCGCCCCGTTGATCCGCGTGCCAACGCGATACCACTGGTTGACGGCAGTCAGGACCGTCGCACCGTTAGGCGCAGCACCAGCGCCACCTCCAGAGAACTGGATGTAGCGCTGCGAACCTTGGCCGGGCAGCAGAGGCTGGCAAGCGTAGGCAAACGCGGTGTGGGCCTGGGACGCGCTGGTGGTCTTGAGCGCCAGAATGGCGATGGAAACGGCGGCCGAAGGTTGCCGCAGTTCAAAGTAACCTTCGGCGCCGGCCGGTATCTTCGTGGTGCTGGCGCCGTAGCCGGAATAGTCAGCGCCAGAAGTGGCCTTGTAGTCCCAGCCCGCACCCGCGCTACCACTTTCCGTCAAGTTGGTCATGTTGACCAGGCGCATGGGAGCACTGACCGCCAGCGGGACCACCGCGACAGCGCGGTTGGTGCCAGCGACGGCCTGATTGCCTGCCGCATCGCGCACCCAGCCTGCCGGGTAGCTGATGGTTGGAGCGTCGCCCGCCGCGTAAGCGGCGGACACAACGATCTCGACGGTCGCGCCGACGACGATCTGCGAGACCAGCGTGCGAGCCGGGCCGCCGAGCGTGACGTTGCCAGTCAGCGTGGCCGACAGCGCTTCATTGAACGTCGCGACGATCTTCGTTTGCCCCTCGGTCACGCTCGCGCTGGAGAAGGTTGGCGCCGTGCCGTCCACAGGCGTCTGCCCCGTGGGCTTGCCCTGGATGTAGTAGGCCGTGACGCCGTCGAAGGTGAAGTAGCTGGCCGTGTTCAGCAGTCCCGATTGGCTATTGTCGTACCCGAAGGTGGACTCCCATTCAATGCCCGGCCAAACCGGCGCGTTCACGCCGTCAGACAAGGTCTGGACGACACACGAGCCACCTGGTGCCATTGCTCCAAGCGTGAAAGTCGTAGGGCCGGCGATGCTTTGCTTGGCCATGATGGCGTTGCCAGTGAGCGGAATCACCGTCGATGCGGCGATCTGATTCGGCAGGCCGCTCCCAGATCCGAAGTTGGCCTCCACCGCCCAGGCGCCGGTGACCTTGCGGTACACCACGCCGGCGGCATCGTCCAGGCACAGATCGCCGTTGTCGCCCAGTCCCGAAGCCGGCGCGCCGGTGCTGGCGTGCACGCGGTTGTCGTCGCTGGCCAGCGTGAACTTCTTGAAGGCGATCACCACGGTGCGACCGTGGCTGGCCGCGGCGTTGTTGGCGGGCGATCCGGCGCCCGTGGCGAGCGTCCACAGCCGCTTGACAGCCGGCGGCTCGGACAGAACCTGCACGTCGATGCCGTCGTACCAGACGGGCAGGCCCATGGCGATGCATGCGCGCTCGTCGGCAATGCCCTGCAAGAAGGCCGCGCGATCGGCATACACCTTCTTCGTGCCAGGAATGCTGTCAGGGGACGCGCGATCGAAGCCGGGGATGTAGCGCTGGGTGGTGCCGGCCGGGGTGGAGAACTTGGGCATGGCGGCCTCCGATCAGGAAGTGGTCCAGTCGCCAGCGGTGGGCTGGGAGTGCGGGTAGTCCATGCGGAACAGCCGAACAACCTCTCCGGTCGTGGTGTCGGTGACGGTGACCGACGACTGCGCTGGCGACGGGCTGGCGCCAGTGTTGGCACCAGACAGGCCAGCACCGTTCCAGTCGCCCGGGGTGTTCGTGTCGTCGCGGAAGGTGACGCCGGCCGCCGAGACATCGGCGGGGAAAACGGCCCAGCCGTAGTTGCCGGTGGTGGTCTGCAGGTTCTCGATGGTCCCCACCTTGCTGCCAGCCGAGCCAAACGGCGTCGCAGCGTCGAGGAATGCCTGGATGCCGACCTCGTGCGCGTTGGCCGGGCCGACGAACCAGCGCGGCCGCGGGCCGGTGCCCCCTGCCTTGGGGATCAACACCTGCGTCCCGCTGATCTGGATGCCCACGTTGGACTTCACCACGTCGTTCAGGTTGAAGCTGAACGGGAACGAGCTCATGTAGCCTTCGAACAGCAGCCACGAGCGGCCGTCCGGCAGATCGAAGTCCGCGTTCACGACCTCGGGCGGCAGGTCGATGGTGCCATCCGGCTGCATCGGACCATCGCCCCAACCAATCGCCCACTTGAGCGTCAGGCCCAGCTGCTTGAGCTGGTACAGCTTCAGGTGCGAGGGGTCGGACGGGTCGATGTTGATGCCGAACGAAGCATTGCCCGGCTGGCCCATGCCCGACACGTACTTCCGATCCTTGCCGGAGTTCAGACAGGTCGTCTCGATCTGCTCGACGGACGAGTCGATGCCGTCGATGGTGGTCACGCAGCCGACGACGATCAGGCTGTTGTCGCGGGGGTCGATACCGAACAGGTCGGTGCCTTGGGTCTTGACGGTCACTTGTGGTGCCTCCAGTAAGAAAGGCCGCAAGGCGGCCGACGTGTTGAAAAGAAAAAGGGCCGCGTGTGCGGCCCTGGTTGGCTGGGAATCGGGAGATCTATCGGAAGACGATCCAGGCCACGTCGAACCCGATGTGGAAGTTCTTGGTCTGGGGGTCGACGTCCTCGCCGCGCCAGGCGGTCACGTGCGCGTGTCCTTCCAGGGCATCACGCAGCGCGAACGCCGTGGCGCGCACGGTTTCGACGCCCTGCGACGGCGCCGCATAGACATCGATCTGGAATAGGCCCGCGTCGTGCAGCGGACGGCGTGACAGCGTGTTGCCTGGCGTGCCTGCGGCGGTTCGCCAGACGGCATAGGGGTACTCGGCTTTCTGTGGCGCCAGGCCGAACGCATAGAAGCGCAGCGGCCCGCGCAGCGCGCGCAGGTGCGCCTGCACGGACGGCACGTTGACGGCGTGAAAAATGGGCGGGTTCATCAGCTTCGTCCCTGCCGCTTGATGGCCCGATCCAGGCCCTTGTCCAGGTTGGAGGCCACGGTGCTCACGATGCCGTCGATGTTCTGCTCGATGGCTGGGCGCATGAACGGTTGGGCCCGGGCATGCTCGTGGCCGAACTCCACGAATGCCCAGTAGCGCGTGTCGCCACCAGGCCCGCCAGGCTCCGTACCCTTCGGACGACTCTTGGGGATGCGAGCACCGCCCAGCACGCCGACGCGGAACGCCAAGTCGCCGGTCCGCTTGAACGTCTTCGTGCTGAAGCGCTCCTCAATGTTGGCAGCGATGCGCTCGGCGGTTTCCGGGTCATCCAGCCGGCTCGCGTTCTGCTTTGCCGCGTCGCGGATGAGCTGGGCACCCTTGCGCAGGGCGGACCGGCCGGTGCGTTTCCGAACTTCTTCAGGCAGGGACCGGAGTTTGGTCATTGCGTTGTCGAAGCCTTGCAGGTCGAAGGTGTCGGCCATGGTCATTGCCCCTCGCTCACGCCGCGCGAACACGGCGCGGTCAGGTAGTCCAGACCCGATTCCTTGTCTGGCAGGAAGTCGGCCGGGTTGTAGATCACCTCTGGGCGGCCTGTGCGCACGTGCACGAGGCGCATGGATGCGTCCAGACCGTCGCGGTATCGGATGACGATTCGCGCGACGATCTCGGCCTGCGTCTTCGCGCTGGCGATGAACTCGCGCGCGCTCAGTGGCTCGATCGCGGCCCAGACGGTGGCGACCTCGACCCAGTCCTGTGCGGTCTCGCCGGTCGAGGGGTCCTGCAGCACCGCGCCGGTTTCGTCGCGCAGGTAGGCCAGGCGCTCGATGCGGACCTGATGGCGCAGCGTTCCGGCACGGCTGGCGCACCGTCGCCATCACGGAACCGGTGCTGCATCGCCAGCTCGATCAGGGCCGCTGACTTCACGATGGGGCGCACTGTCGGCTTGCCATCGCCGTCCAGGGCCGGAACAGGCACGTCGTTCTCATCGCGCACCACTGCGCCGGCTCCATCGCGCGCCAGCACGTACAGGCGCCATTCGTCCTTCAGCCAGTCCCGCACGGCTTCGCTGACGGCCGGGATCATGATGGCGAACCATGGCCCATCGGCCGCTGTGTCGCTGCGCACATGCAGGGCAGCTTCCTCAACGGTCACCAAGTCCACGTCAGGCCCCCAGCTTGATCGGCGCGGGCGGGCCGGCCGGAATGGTCTTCACGATGGACTGGCCATCGCGTCCCTTGCGCGCGGCAATGACCCAGTCGTCGCCATTTGCCTGCGGCTTGCCCTCGGTGTCTTTCGCGGCGATCCACAGCGAGCCGTCATGCACCCAGGCCTCGCAGGCCTTGGCCTTCGTGCCCTCGCGCCAGTAGCCCTGAGGGCGCAGGCCGCCAGCTGGGTAGCGCACCTCCCGCGTACGGCCTCCGCACGCGGCCTTGATGCGCACCTCGTGCGTCTCCTCGAGGTATTCCATTTCGAAGGTGTCCAGGCTGATGCCGTCGATGCCATCCTTGCCGTCTTTGCCCACCACCGCGCCCAGTGACTTCACCGTGCCATTGGTCAGCGTCACCAGCAGTTCGCCGGCTCGGTCGATCATGGCGCCAGCCAGGCCAATGCCATCCGCGCCATCTGCGCCGTCCTGGCCGGAGTCACCCTTGGGGCCGCGGTCGCCGTCCTTGCCGTCTTTCGGGACGGGCAGCGCCTTCACCGCGGCGGCAACCGTCTCGGCAGCCTCGTGGCGGATGCTCTTCACCGCGGAGTCCACCAGCGGGCGCAGATCTTCGAGCGTGACGCTGCGGCCGTCCTGGCCGTTCGCACCATCCTTCGGCGCCGGCAGGGCCTTCACGGCAGCGACGACCATGGCCTGCACGGCCTCCATGTCGCAGTCC